CCATCATCCCTATCCAAGGGCACAGCGTCTGGACGATGGTCTACAGAGTGACATACCAATTCAAAATCTCATGAAAGGATTACGGGGGTTTCTATAGCATTTTCCTTAGAGTTATACGATAATTTTGATCAGCAAGGTAAGGATGCAGTCAGGAGTTGGCTGAAGAATCAGGGTTTACAATTAAAGCCAGACAGTGAAGATTACAAGGCCGACATCAAGATTACTGTAGAGGAACACCATGAGGTAGAGATAAAGGCAGGGTGGAATGGCATGTGGCCTGATTGGGACACACTTCACATCCCGTTAAGGAAGAAGAGGTTGCTGAAATTTTCTGACAGGTTAATATTCTGGGTACTGAACAATGACTGCAGTCAGGCAGTTGTAGTAAACGGGGTTAATTTAAAGGATAAGTATATCAAAAACATTTCTAATATATGTAAACTTGATGGTGAGGATTTCTATGATATACCAATTCGTTACTGCAATTTTATAAATCTGGAGAAGAATGGCAGGTAAGGTAGGTAAGAGGATAAATGTAAAGAAGCAGGGAAATAAGAACAGTACCAAGGTTACTACTGGTTCCAGGTCTGAGAAGGCACATCATCGTGTTGTTATGAAAGCTGCAATAAAAGTTGACTATGAGTCTGGTCTCCTCACCAGAGGACAGATAGTTGATAAGTACGGGATATGGAGAAGCACCCTGCAGAAGTATGTGGGAGAAGGTGATTGGGAGTATGCGTCTAAGAGAGAGGATGCATTGGCGGATGTACATACCCGTATGATTAGGAAGTATGCAGATTACAGGGCGACAATATCAGATCAGCATCTTGATGAATTAAACAGGCTGAAGGAATTAGTATTATTATCTAATAAGAAGGATGAGCTTGAACTACTGTCAGCTAAGGCTAAGACTGTTATGGACATTATCAGGAGTGAGAGGATTGCACTTGCGATGCCTAATGAGTACAAGTATATAGAGCAGAGGAGTGAGAATATATACAGGGTTGAAGATGCTCTCAAGGAACTTGATATACAAATGAATCCACAGATAGAGGATGTAATTGAAGGTGAATTTGTAAAGGAGGAGAATGGCAAGGAAGAAGAAGACAGTAAAAGAAGTTAGGTTTGAGCAAAAGCAGATAATGGAATCAAGAGCTTCACTGGCTATTATGTTGGCATCAGCAGCAATTTCATGGAAAACTGGCATACCTTATGCAGACCTTCAGGCTCAAGCAGAGAGGGAAAATTTAAAAGCCGATACATATTTTTTGGACATGGCTGATAGTGTAGGTACAATGTTTAGCATGGTTGAGGCAGAGAACAAATGAAGACCTGTTTTGTATGTAATGGGAAGTTGCCACTTAACCGGCAACGTTTCTGTTCAGACAGATGTTCTTATAGTAATAAAAAAACAAATGCTAAAATTAAAAGCAGGCGCAGATATTTACAAATTGATCCAATTAATTGCAGTACATGCGGTAAAACGATTATTCCAAGAACAACCAGGCAGAGGTATTGTGATAAGCATTGCTGGACAGTTGAACAGATTAAACGTAGGAATGCTAAACGCAAGCATTTTATTAAGCCACTTAAAGTTATAAGATCTTTAGAGTACTGGCATGCTGTAAGTCCGAAGTCTCCAGTTTTTGGTGAGAAAAAAGTTACAGAAGCTGAGTATACAATGGCAAATAGTAAAGAGAGGATGGAGATACAGTCTGCAGTTGAAGAATATTTAAGGAACGGAGGAAAAATAACAAGGTATGGAGATCAATTAGCAAAGATTGAGGTAGAAGGTGATTTAAGATGGCATCTTGATGAATCAGAAGAGAAGAAAATTCAAGATGAATTAGCACATTCATGGGGGATAGAGGATGTACTTGGGGATTGATCCAGGTTTTTCTGGAGCATTAGCAGTATTGGATGAGAATTTACAAGTTATCCACTATCAGGACATGCCTGTTATCCATGTAGCTAAGAAACGTGAGTTGAATGAACCAGAGCTACGAAATATATTCCAGAGGTTTTCTCCTCATTATACAAATTTAACTGTAGGTATAGAAAAATCACAGACAATGCCGAACCAGGGGGTCGTATCAAGTGGCAGGTATATGGCTAGTTACGGGTTTCTGAGAGGTTTATGCGTGGGCATGGGCTTGCCGTACATCTTGATACGCCCTCCAAGCTGGAAGAAAGTTATGCTTGCAGACATGCCGAAAGAAAAAGGCTCATCTATTCAAAAGGTTGGTCAACTTTATCCAGATATAAAACTGACCAGGAAAAAAGATCATGGTATTTCTGATGCAATATTGATTGCACGTTATATGAGTATAATTTTAAAATAACAGATGCAGTAACATAAGATTATTCAACAGAAAAGAGAAGCCTCGTTCTTAAAGTAAGTTAATCATTGTGTTACTGCAGGTACTAGTAATGTGGTAATTAAAAATATCTATGCAACAGTTAGCCCTGAAAAAATCTAATAAAGAAGCTATGCATGAGCTTATGGATAAGCTTCAGGATCATTCAGCATATTTTCAATACTGTTTAAAAATACAGGAGCTGGGTACAAAGAAACTGATTCCGTTTGAAATGAATTCAATTCAAAAAATACTTCATGGAGTAGCCCAGCGGCAACTGAAAGAAGTTGGTCATGTAAGAATAATAGTTTTAAAGGCAAGGCGTTTTGGTATCTCTACCTATGTTCAGGCACGAATGTTTAAACGTGCTGCCACCATGTTCAATCAACTCGTACATATCTGTACACATTCCAAGAATACAACTTCAGAAATGTTCCAGATGACTAAGGTCATGGAACAGAACTATCCTGCTTTCATTAAACCACTGTCGCATTATAGTGGCAAACAGGAGCTGACATGGGGATCAGTTGATGGTAAGGGATTAAATTCTCGATATGGTATGAGTACAGTAGAGGGATCAGAAGTTGTAGGTGCAGGTATTGATATGCTTCACTGTTCGGAAGTAGCACGTTGGGGTGGCAGGGCAAAAGAATATGCAACTGGTTTAATGAACTGTGTGATACAGGGGTATGGGACAGAGATTTGGTTAGAAAGTACAGCCAAGGGAGTAGGTAATTATTTTGAACGTGAGTGGTGGCGTGCAGAGAAGGATGATTCTGGATTAAAACCTATCTTCTTTCCTTGGTTTGTATTTGATGAGTACTCGACTGTATTAAGTAAGGAAGAAAAGAAAGGTAGTAGTTTTAAGAAATCTCTTGGAACTAATCCTACCTTTGGTGGAGAGGAAGAGACAGGACTTCTTGGTGTAGAGATTTCATATGATACACCTGAGGGTCTGATAGAGTTCAAGATTGGTCTTGAACACTTGAAGTGGCGTAGGAATAAGATAGTATCTCCAGAGTGTCAGGGTGATCTCAGTGTATTCCACCAGGAATATCCTACCACTGCGAGAGAAGCTTTTGTGGCTTCAGGCCGTAGTGCATTTGATAGTATAACATTAACTCAAATGTGGTTTGATGCAGATGAAAGAGAAAGAGAATCTCCTCCCAAGAAATTTGAAGTACCAGTTAATGACTTTATATATAAGGATGGTGCTGAAAAGATGCGTTATTTTATGAAGAAACATCCTGAGGGTGAACTGTCTGTGTTCAACCCTCCTCAAATTGAGAGGGAATATAGGGTCGGTGTTGATGTATCGGAAGGTATCCTTAGCCAGAGTGGTGATTCAGATTACTCAGTTATTACAGTCTTGGATGCAGAGACTTATGAGGAGTGTGCAACATGGTCAGCCAGGATAGACCCAGACCTTTTAGCTTGGATTATTTCTACAATAGCTACATGGTATAATATGGCTCTTGTTGCAGTTGAAAATAACAATCATGGGCTGCTGACCTTGAAGTTTCTCTCTTCAATACATTCATACGAAAATCTGTATATAGAGAAAGCCCTTGATGAACGTGGTCAGAGACAGAAGAAGAGATTAGGGTTTAATACAAATATAAAAACAAGGAAATTAATTCTTGATTTGTTGCGTAGATTAATAAGAGAAAAGCAGATTGAAATTTTTTCCAAGGCAACAGTTGATGAACTGCAGACATTTGTTATTAACAGGGATGGCAAGGAAACAGCACAGCATGGATGTCATGATGATAGGGTGATGTCACTTGCAATTGCTGCATATATGTGTTACATGTATCCCCATGATCCAGCCCCTGTATTCTCCCTCCCAAAATCAGAACGAACCGAGTTTTACGTAAAGAGTTAGTAAAGAATTCTTTTTCTTGACAAACCAAATTGTAGAATATAAAGTGTTGATTATGAGTGTATGCAAACTATTTCATAAAGGTATAAAGGTAATGATGCCAAAACATTATAATCAATACAAGGTGAAGAGTGCTGCCTGGAAAAAAGCTAAAAGGGAACATGATGAGGCAATAAGAAAAAGGAAAGCTGTTTCAACAAGGTTAATGAATATAAAGACTAAATCTCCAGTAAAGAAGAAGACGTTAACTAGTCTACAAAAAGATATAATTAAAGTAAGAGACCCAGCAGCAGTTGCAGAAAGAAAGAAAATAAGAGAAAGAAAGTATAAGGAAGTTGAGAAGAAACGATCAGTTGTTCTTGTAGGTGAAAAGCAATGGGAAGAATGGTTAAAATTTAGTAAAAGAAAAAGATCAGATAAAAAAAGCTAATCGAAATAGGAGGGGACTATGCCATATAGTAAAGCTATACAGTCACGTGTATCTGTAAAGAAAAAGAAAAAGAAAGTTAATGTGAAGAAGGTAATGGCCCCAGCTACTAAGCATGGCAGGCGGAGTGTGTATGATCCTGGTAAAGACCAATGGATTCAT